AAAACGGGCGAAACCTTGACATTTGTTTTGAAATTTTTGTAGAATGAAATAGAGCAATAATATTTCAATTTATTTGACATAGAGTTCTTTGAAAAACAATGATGAATCGTTCATATTTCATATTTGGGGTACATTACATTGCAATCTGTGAAAAGGAAAGCGACATAAGTAGCTTCGCCGTGACCGTGCTGTAGCGATAAAAGCTGACTTAAAATAATTTCGTGGTAATGAGATTATTCGCCATAATCTGCAATGGAAAATCAAATGATACTTCTGCTAAGTCCTAACGCATCGTATGGATAGTAGCCCGTTTGAAAAAGGGGAAAACGTCACTCTGTGCTGTTTTATGAGAGCTATAACCGTAGCTTGCCTCAAATGTGATTAATAAATATTAAAATCGTAACAGTATTTTTCTGTTGCAAGCTTATTTAAATATACAATTGCTATAGAAAAATGCTGTTTAGAGAAAAAGAAAGGAAGTGTTGAAATTGAAGAAAATATACCATGCAGCTCTATATATTAGACTGTCAAAAGATGATCTAAATAAGAGCGAAAGCAATAGTGTTACAAACCAAAAAAGATTGCTAGAAAATTACATTAATGACAAAAACGATATTGATATAACATCAATTAGAATAGATGATGGTTACTCAGGGATAAACTTTGATAGACCAGAATTTAAAGCTATGATAGATGATATTAAAGTGGGCAAAATTGATTGTATAATTGTAAAAGATTTATCTAGGCTAGGAAGAAATTATATTGAAACAGGTTTTTATATAGAAAAAATATTTCCATTTTTAGGAATAAGATTTATATCAGTGAATGACAATATAGATACTAGTGAGAATTCTACTGTAGATAGCATGATAGTCCCATTTAAAAATTTTATAAACGAAGCATATAGCAGAGATTTGTCTGTGAAAATAAGAAGTGCGTCAGAAGCAAGAATAAAAAAAGGTGACCTAGTAAAAAAAACAATGCCTTTTGGCTATGTATTAGATAAAAAAAAAGAAAGTCACATTTTCAAAAACATAAAAAAGCAACATGGTCATCTGGTTCCGTTAGAAGAGTGCTAGAATATAGAACCTATACTGGTGTAATGATATATGGAAAAACAAAAAAGCTTGATTACAAATCAAAAGAAATAGCTGTGCCAAAAGAAGAATGGACAATAATGGAGAACATGCACGAGCCAATAATATCTAAAGAAACATTTGCTATAGTTCAAGGTTTGCTATTAAAAGATGTAATGGTTGTTTCAGGACAAACACATGCATATCTGTGGTCTGGAATGTTAAGATGTGGAGATTGTGAAAATTCTATGAGAAGAATTTCTGATAAAAATGGGAGATATATTACTTATGTTTGCATAACATACAACACAACAAAAGAGTGTAGTAGACATACGACAAAAGGACAAGAATTGAAAAATGCAACTTTAAGTGCAATTAAGAAGCGCATAAAAGATATTGCTTCAATAAAAAAAGATTTAGAAGTATTAAATGTTGAGATGATCAAGAAAAAAGAGTTGGTAAAAATAGAGAATAAGATTAAAGTTGTAGAAGAAGAATTAAATAAAACAAAAAAAATTAAATCAGGTATATATGATGACTTTACTGATGGAGTAGTTAATAAATCAGATTATAGAGAGCTTGTTGATTTCTATGATCAAAAGGAAAGGCAAAGCCTGAAGATAATAAAATTTTTGCATGATGAAATTGAAAGTATTGAAAAAAACTTATCGCCTAAGAGTGATTGGATTAAATTGTTTAGAAAAGATAGAAACACAGAAGTTTTAACCCGTGAACTGTTAGTAACTCTAGTAGATGAAGTTCGGGTGTACGAAGATAAAAGAATAGAAGTTGTTTTTAGATATGAAGATATTTTTGAAAAAATTAAAGGTTTTATAGAAAGCGAAAAATTAGAAAAACAAGGGTGAATAAGTGGCTAGAACTAGCAGAAAAAAAATCAATAAAAATAAATATGAAGCGAATCAGGTAAGCAGCAAATCGTTAGTATATGATACAGCTCTATATATTAGATTGTCAATTGGTAGTGAGAAAGAAAGCACCAACAGCATAGAAAATCAAAGAAATATTATGCTGAATTATATAGCTAAAAAACCAGATTTTATAGTTATAAAAGTTTATTGTGACAACGGATATTCAGGAACAAACTTTGAAAGACCGGCTTTTAAGGAAATGATGAAAGATATTAAAAATGGCAAAATTGATTGTGTAATTGTAAAAGACTTGTCTAGGTTTGGAAGAAATTATTTAGAGGTAGGTAGGTATATAGAGCACATATTGCCCTCTATGAACATTAGGCTCATTGCTATTAATGATAATTATGACAGTATAGATATTAAGAAAAACGAAGGATTTATATTAGTACTTAAAAACTTAATTAATTCAGCATACTCGCAAGATATTTCAAAAAAGGTAAAAAGTCAAATTAAAGTTCAACAAAAAAAAGGTAATTATATTGGAGCATATCCTCCGTACGGATATTTAAAAGATCCAGAAATTAAATATAGGCTTGTTGTTGATCAAACGGTTGTTGAAGTGGTGAAAAATATTTTTCGTTGGAGAGTGGAAGGAAAAGCTACTACTAAAATTGCAGGAAAACTAAACGAAAAAGGAGTATCCACACATTATAAGCATTTAGTAGAGCTCGGGATTATAAAAAATGATAAGTATATAAATGCTCTCTGGACAGATTCAAGGATAACGAACATATTAAAAAATCGTGTATATTTAGGTCATATGGAGCAGGGAAAAACTAAAACAACGATATGCGGAAGTCAAAAGAGAGAAAAAGTTGCTAAAGAAGAATGGCATGTTGTTGAAAATACCCACGAAGCTATTATTACCCAGGAGATGTTTTATAGAGTGGAAAAAATCAACTTCGATAAAAGTACAAAGACGAAGAAAAACATAGCCACGGTGTCTCCTGAAAAAATATTTAAAGGGGTAGTAATTTGTGGGCATTGTGGTTTAAGGGTTAAAACAAGAAAAGTAAAGTCAAGAACAATGTCGTACTCTAATACATTAGAATGTACTACTCGTTATAAGAAAATGAAAAGTGCATGTGTTCCTAATAGCATAACTGAAAAAGAGTTGCTCTTAATTGTTTCTGATGAGTTAAAAAAAACTGAAAATTCTTGTTGAATTTAAAAACAGTTTTGTTAGTCTTGGCAATGAGGATATAAAAAATGCTGAGATAGAAATTGAGAGCGCAAGGATAAGAGAATACAAACTAAAAACATATAAAGACTATAAATGCGGCATTATAAGCAAAGCAGATTATATGGAACTTGTTGCTAGCTGTAATGATAAACTAAAAAATATATTGTTATTAAGAGAAAAAAGAGAGAAGCGAGAATTAACACATCAACTAATTGAGAAGTTGATTATAAGTTTAAACAAATACAAGAACGCTTCCATGACAAGAGAAATAGTTTTGCTTCTGTTTAAAGAAATTATACTTTATAGGGGTAAAAAAATAGAGATTAAGTTGCAAAATGAAGAAGAGATTAAAGCGATTGGGGAGTATAGCAAAGTGAAGAAGCTATAATTGGGGTGGAATTTAGTTTTACAATTAAGGATTGGAAGTAAGAAATGGAAAAACATTTAGTTGTGTAAAGAAAAACAAAAAAATATGTTATACTGTTTATAGCAAGTTGCTTCAGGGTAATGGCGATGCCCCTCGAAAGGGGGTGGAGCTTATGTCGATATTTGAAAGTATACTACTTATGATTTCGTTTGCAACGTTAGTTGTGATGATAATAAGTGTCTCTCAAAAAAGGCAAAAAAAATGATTACCCTGTAATCCCACAATTATAGGGTAATATGATTACTTAATAACCAATGGATAAGCCATTACTGGCAAGCAACTTGCTTTTTACTTATCTATATTTATATTATACACTAATAATTCAAAATGTAAACTAAAAAAATCAATTTAGGGGGAACAAAAAATGGAAAAGAATCTAAAGACAAAAGAAGAAAAAGTTTTAGAGTTAATGTTATTGGTTTTGAAATTAGACAAGTCTGAAGAGTTTAAGATTAGAGAAGTGGTTGAAAAAATTGGATTTAAAACGTTCCTTGTAAGTGTAGATGGGGTTGATTTAGAATCAGAAACAAGAGAAAAAATTATTGCTTTAAAATATATCTTAGATTATAACAATAATGAGGATGTATTCAATGACAAATAAAGAATCAACTATTGCAATGTATATAAGAATATCATCAGAAGATGAAGACAAAGAAAGTAAAAGCATAAAAAATCAAAAAAATTTACTTGAAAATTATATTAATAGTTCTCCAGAACTTTCTAAGTTTGAAGTCATAGCATTTGTTGATGATGGATATTCAGGAACAAACTTTGAAAGACCGGCATTTAAGGAAATGATGGAAGATATTAAAAATGGCACAATCGATTGTGTTCTAGTAAAAGACCTATCTAGGTTTGGAAGAAATTATTTAGAGGTGGGTAGGTATATAGCGCACATATTACCCTCTATGAACATTAGGTTCGTTGCTATTAATGATAATTATGATAGTATTAAAAATTCAATAAATGCAGAAGCAATTGAGATTCCTTTTAAGAATTTAGTCAATGATTTTTATGCTAAAGACATATCTAAAAAAATTATGAGTGCTAAAGAATCACTAATGAAACAAGGAAAGTTCTTAAGTTCACATGCAATTTATGGATATTCAAAAGACGAAAAAGATAAACATAAATTAGTACGTGACACTGAAGCAGCGATTATTGTCGAACGTATTTTCAAAATGTATCTTGAAGGTATAGGGATTTCTGAAATAGCATCTACTTTTAATAAAGAAGGAATACTAACGCCAGCGAAATATAAAAAGAAAAAAGGAAGTACTTTTAACTCTCCAACAGCTTATGAAAAATCATTTTGGAAAAAAGATGCAGTCCTAAGACTGCTAAAAGATGAACGATATACTGGAAAAAGTGTCAATGGAACAACCAAAGTGAAGTTTGTTGGAAGTAAAAATCATAATTATGTAGCTAAAGAAGATTATATAGTTGTAAGTGGTATGCATGAAGCAATTGTATCCCAAAGAGATTTTACTAAAGTCATGAAATTAATGGGAAACAGGAGAACTACAACAAAGACAAGTGAAAAGCAAATAAAACAAAAACAAGATGAACATGTAATTACACGTGTAAGGTGCGGTGGATGTAATAGCATACTAAAAAGGGCAGGACAAAGTCCTAGGTTTAAGTGTAGAAATAAAAAAGTATCAATTGACAATACCTGTTTTGATAAGAGCATTTTAGTTCGACATGTTGAAAGCTACGTCTTTGAAGTTCTTGTAAAACATATAAAAAATATTGTTTCCATAAATGAGTTATTTCAATCGACTAGAGCTAAAAACGAAGAAAATAGAATAATGTTTGAAATAGAAAAAGAAGAAAAAAAGTTGTTAATTAAGAAAGCTAAAAAATTGTCTCAGTATGAGGAATATAGAAAAGGAAACTTAGACAAACAAAAGTATCTAGCAATAAAAGAAGAAGCAGAAATTCTAATTGGTATGATTGAAAATCGCATATTAGATTTAGAGAAAAGCATTAGAAGTGAGGAAATTAATGCAGAAAAAAGAGTAATAGAAAATGCAAAAGAACATTTAGATGCTCTTATACTGTGCAAGAAAATGTACGATGATTTTGTTGAAGAAATTTTTATTCACGATCTGGATAAAATTAAAATTGTTTTAAAGAACCAAGAAGAGTATAAAAGAATCTGTAAAAAGAAAAAGAAGTGAGAGTAAAAAAACTTTAAAAAAAAGATAATTTTTCTTGACAAAAGCTCCCTTTGAAAGGGGGTGAGGCATATGTCGATATTTGAAAGTATATTACTTATGATTTCTTTTGCAACATTAGTTGTAATGATAATAAGTGTATCTCAAAGAAGGCAGAAAAAATGATTACCCTGTTGTCTGGCGATTATTAGGGTAATCAAAATACTTAATAGTTAAAGGATCAGCCATTGCAGGCTAGCAACTTGCTATTTATACTTATATTATACATCAAAAACTAGGTTTGTAAACTAGAAATATTTTAATTTTTAATATCAAGAGGTGAACTGATGGGAGACATAAAAAAACAGCTAAGTTCTTTGCCGAATAAACCAGGTGTATACTTAATGTTTAATTATTCCAACAAGATTATATACGTAGGTAAAGCAATGTCTCTAAAAAATAGAGTGAGACAGTATTTTCATGCGAGTGGTAATAGAACACCTAAAGTTAATGCAATGATTAGCCACATATTCCGATTTGAATACATTGTTACAGATACCGAGATTGAGGCACTTATTTTGGAATGCAATCTTATAAAGAGGCATGACCCGAAATATAATATTTTACTTAGAGATGATAAAACGTATCCATATATTAAAGTAACAATTAACGAAGAATATCCAAGGGTAATGAAAACAAGACAAGTTTTAAAAGATAAGGCGAAGTATTTTGGCCCGTATACAGTATTAGATAAAATCAACGACGTATTAGGAATTATTAAAGAAGCATATCCGATTAGAGATTGTAACAAGAACATTGCACGTATGTTAGCAAGAAGGGAAAGGCCATGTTTAAACTATCATATTGGAAAATGTATTGGACCGTGTAGATCATATAAAACCAAAAAAGAATATTTAGAGATGATAGACGAAATTATAATGCTTCTTAGTGGGAAAAACCAAGAACTTATTAATCAAATTCAAGTAAAGATGAAAGAATCTGCATCTAAATTAAACTACGAACTAGCAGCTAAATGTAGAAATCAGCTTATTGCTTTAGATAGAATTAAAGAAAAACAAAAGATAAACTCAGACAAATTAGTTAATCAAGACTATGTAGCTATAGCATCTGAGGGTAGTATAGCGTGCGTGCAAATATTTTTTGTTCGTGACGGTAAGTTGATTCATAGAGAGCATTTTACGTTGACAGATGAATACGTAAATGAGAGAAAGAATACAATTTCTGCATTTATAAAGCAGTACTATAACGCAACATTTGATATTCCGAAAGAAATATTTATAGAAGAACCGATTGAGGAGCAAGAGGTAATTGATTCATGGCTAAGTGATAAAAGAGGAAATAAGGTTAAAGTGAACATTCCTATTAAAGGCGATAAGAAGAAGATGTTAGATTTAGTTAGAAAAAATGCCGATATTATGCTGAGTAACTTGCTACTTGAAAAAGAGAAGGAAGCAGAAGAAAGTAAAACTTTCAGTGAGGAGTTGGGGAAGCTATTAGGGATTAAGGAATATATATATAGAGTCGAAGGGTTTGATATATCGAACATTTCTGGTGTTGAGTCTGTCGGTTCTATGGTAGTGTTCGAGAATGGTGATGCTATAAGAAAAGACTATAGAAGATTTAAAATAAAGACCATTGAAGGAGCAAACGATTACGGAAGCATTGAAGAAATTATTTTTAGAAGATTTAAGAGAGGTTTAGAAGAAACAAAGGAAATTGTAAATGCCAATATTTCGTTGAGCAAAAGCAAGTTTTCTGTGTTTCCAGATATCATTATGATTGATGGTGGGAAGGGACAAGTAACCAGTGTTGAAAAATCACTAAATAGGCTAGGGCTAAACATTCCGGTATGTGGCATGGTAAAAGATAACAAACATACGTTGCGAGGATTGTACTTTGACAAAATCGAGTATAAATTACCCACGCATAGTGCTGCTTATAGATTTGTTGCATATGTTCAAGATGAAGCACACCGTTTTGCATTAAATTATCACAAATCCCTAAGGAATAAATCAATGTTAGCGAGTACTCTGCGAGAGATTCCGTTTATAGGTGAGAAAAAAAGTAGAATATTGATGAAGTATTTTTTAGATATTAAGAGGATAAAGGAAGCTTCTGTAGAAGAACTATATAATGTGGAAGGAATAAACCAACAAGACGCGATGCGCATTAATGGTTTTTTTGGTGCTAGAAAATTGTAAAACAAAAAAGTATAATTAAAAAA